CATCGACTCGACGGCGACTTCTGCAGGGGCTCTCATTCAACCCGATCGGCAAGCAGGCATTATCGAAAAGCCGCGCCGTCGTATGACCATTCGGCAGCTGCTCAGCGTCGGGCGCACGAACTCCAACTCCGTGGAGTATGTGGAGGAGACGGGTTTTACGAACAACGCTGATATGGTTGCGGAGGGGGTAGAGAAGCCGGAATCTGACATCGCGCTGGAAGAGAAAACAGCGAACATCCGGACGATTGCTCACTGGGTCGACACTACAAAGCAAGCCTGGGAAGATGCGCCTCAAATCCAGAGCCTCATTGACACGCGGCTCCGGTATGGTCTTGAGGACAAGGAAGAGGTCCAGCTTCTCGCTGGGGATGGCACCGGTCAGAACCTGCCGGGGATCATGACCAACGCGACTGCCTTCGCGAACCTCACGTCGATTGTGACGCCAACGAAGCTCGACAAGCTGCGCCTTGCCATGTTGCAGGTCCGTGTGGCTGAGCTTTCCTCCAACGGGATTGTTCTCAACCCGATCGAGTGGGCGGAGTTTGAACTGCAGAAGACGACCGAAGGGGCCTATCTGATGGCAAACCCCTTTGGTGTCATGACACCGGTTCTTTGGGGCCTCCCGGTTGTGGAGACCAATGCCATGGTCGCGGGTGACTTCCTTTGTGGCGCCTTTGACACTGTGCGCAGATTTTCGATCGGGAGGACGCGACCGTCGAAATCTCAGACCAGAACAAAGACAACTTCACCAAGAACAAACTCACCATTCGTGGCGAGAAGCGGATGGGTCTGGCGATTTATCGTCCAGAAGCTTTCGTCACCGGCACACTTTAAGCCGCGTTCTTGAATTGACATCACGGGCAGTCGCTTCGGCGGCTGCCCCTCTTTGAGGAAAGTTGAATGGCTCGCAAAACCAAAAGCTCTCAGAATGCAACGCACACGGCGTTGAAAACCTTTCAAGGGCGTTCGTCAGAATCGGAACGTCCGGACAATATCGTAAAACGCGGTGTTGGCTTTAAGCCGGCGTCGGCGTCTCGGGGCAAGGAGCTGGTCCGTATTGGCCTGGCCGAGGAAGGTGCCCCGCAGGCGAAGCCGAAGGCAGCGCCTAAGAAGAAAGCAGCGCCTAAGAAGAAAGCAGCGCCTAAGAAGGCCCCGGCGAAAGAGACCGGCAATGGTGAGGCTCCAACGGATGGCCTTGAGACCGGCAACAAGAAAGACAGTGACGCCTCCTGATTGGCGTCACAGGTAACCACGCATGCTTAGACAGACCGCCGCAGCGGACAATCCCCCCTTGTCACTCGATGATGCCAAAAGGCACCTTCATGTGGAACATGGGGATGATGATGAGTTGATTAAGGCCCTCGTTGCGGCGGCTGTGGAGTATGTAGAGGCGCGAACGACCCTGCGGCTCGCTCCGGCGCCCTATCTTTGGACTTTGAATTGCTGGCCGGACGGCAGTGTCTGCCTGCCGGTCCACCCCATCCGCACTGTGCTGACGGTTTCCTACATCGATGAAGACGGTGTTGAGCAGTCCGTCGATAGCGCTTTGTGGGACTATCAGCCAACCCCGGAAGGCGCGCGCCTTTGGTTCAAGGACGGTTTCGGTTATCCGTTGGTGGGAAGAGGTACAGGCGGTGTACGGATCACGTTTGAAGCGGGGTTCAATGACACTGTTGAGCCGGGCGATACTCCAGACGTTGCTCTCAACTTACCAGACAAGGCCGACCTCGCCGTTCGTATGTTGCTCGCTGCCTGGCATGGCAATCGAGAAGGCGCCACTGACATTCCCATGTCCGTAAATGCGCTCTGCGACCAACTCAAAATTTACAGGTGACCTGATGCCAAAAGCTACTTTTCTAAAGGACTTTGACTGGGATGTACCAGGTGCGCGCACCAAAACCGTGCGGGCGTACAAGAAGGATAGCACCGTCACCGTGACGACTGAGTGTCTAAATGCCGCGCGAGCAATCGGTGCCGTCGCAAAAGGGAAGGTGCCGGTGGAGACAGACGGCAAGACTGAGCAAAATGACAGCAACAGCGGCGAGTGACTTTCGGGGCCGTCTCGCCTTCGATGAACGCGAAGATCTCGATGACGGATACGGCAACAAAACCGGCGTTTTTGTGGAGCGGTTCAAGCGGCGTGCGGTGTTGCGGCCCCTGCGTGGTGGCGAAAGCGTGCATGCCGCAAAACAGGTTTCGCGACAACCCTATCTTGTGATTGTGCGGAAGTGTTCAGAGACCAAACTCGTGACGTCTGATTGGCAAATCCGCGATCTTGAGAGTGGTGAGGTGCTGAACATTCTGACGCGGAATTTCCCACCTGACCGTCTTGGCGAGATTGATCTGACTTGCGAGACGGGCTCTGCGTCGGACTGATGCCAGGTAACTTGTCGGTTGCGCGATCACGTGTGCGGATCGCAAAGAAGCTTGCGCGCATCCGAAAAGAGGCGCCTTCAGAGGTTCGTGGCAGTTTACAAAAATCGGGCATTGAGTTGGCTGCGATGCAGCGGCGGTTGGTGCCGGTTGATGAGGGCGACACCAAAGAGAGCATTCGGGTTATGCAGCTGGCGCTCCCAAAAATCGGTGTTCTGGTTATCGCCGGGAGCGCGAAAGCGTTCTACGCCCGTTGGGTGGAATTTGGGACGCAGAAGACGCCCGCTCAGCCCTTCTTTTGGCCTGCCTACCGCGCTTTGAGGAAGAAGATCAAAAAGCGGACCCGGAAAGCAGTGAAGCTTTCGGTGCAGAGGATATGGCGGTCATGAGTGCTGGTCTTGCCTTGCAGAAGGCAGTTTATGAACTGCTGATGGCGTCGGACGCTCTGAAGGCGACAGTGGGTAATCCCGTCCGGCTGTATGATCAGGTGCCAGCCGAACCGATTTTTCCCTACATCACCTTTGGGGATGCGCAGGAGCTTGAAGATGAAGCCGACTGCATTGATGGCACCGAGCATTTTCTTGACCTGCATGTCTGGTCGCAGGCGCGGGGTCGCGTTGAGGCGAAGGCGATCAGCGGTGTCGTGCGCGAAGAGCTGCGCGGAACCGCTCTCACCCTAGATGGGCATGCGTTCTGCCTTAGTGAGGTGGAGAGCACCCGGCACCTCAAAGACCCTGACGGGGCAACGGCCCATTCCATTTTGACATTCCGCGTTTTGACGGAAGCGGAGTAACCGCCCGATGACGGGCATTTAGAGGAGGCCACAATGGCACCACCGAAAACAGGATCATTTGGCGAGTTTGTACTCCTTCTGGGGGACGGCCAGCCTTCAGAAACTTTTGCTGCCCCGTGTGGGTTCACGTCTCGAGGTTTCAACCAGACGGCCAATACTCAGTCCACTACAGTACCTGATTGTGCTGATGAGGATGCCCCGGCCTATGCTGATCGAGGCGTTGATGAGTTGTCGGCAAGTATCTCTGGCAGCGGCGTCATGGCGCTTGAGGCTTTGCAAACTTGGCGGGAATATTTCGCAAGCGGACAACCAAAAAACGTCCGAGTGGTTGTCAACAAACCGGTGGCCGATGGTGGCGGTCATTGGCAAGGTCTGTTTGTTTGCACTCAGTTCAACCTATCAGCTGAGAAAGGCCAGAAGGTTCAAGCAGAGATCACCCTCGAGAATGCGGGTGCCTATGCCTGGACTGACGCTGCCGCATGAGTGCTGATGCTTCTGTCAGCTTCCCATGGGGGGACGGTGACCATGAGTTCCGCCTCCCCATCAAGCAGTTGCGGCAGCTGCAGGATCTGACCGGTGTTGGTCCAAAAGTCCTCTTTGACCGTCTCACAGACGGGACGTGGATGGTGGACGATGTGCGCGAGGTTCTGCGTCTGGGGCTGATCGGCGGCGGTATGGCGCCGGTCGATGCGTTGCAGCTGATCAATGCGTATGTCGACGGTGAACCGTTGGCGCCCAATGTCCTCCCCGCACAGCTGATCATGACGGCGGCTCTTGTCGGTGTTCCGGATGATCAGCCGGAGGTTGGCGAAGGCGATGCCCCGCCGGAAAAGCCGGAAGCGAAGGGAGCGAAGACAAGCTCTCCTTCGCGCAAATCTACGGCACGGGGGCGGTCCTCGGCTTCACCCCGCAAGAGGTCGACGGGTTCTCGCTCTGGCAGTTCTACTGCTGCGTCGCGGGTTACCAAAAAGCCCACGCCACCGGCGAAGAAAAAGCGCCCTTCATGAGCGATGAACGCTTTGAAGAAATTCAACAGACCTTTGGCTAGTCCTGATGCCCACTGATCTTGAACAGCTTGTCGTCTCACTTGAGGCGCGCATTCAACAATTTGAGAATAATCTCAAGCGTGCTGAGGGCACGTTTGATCGGCGGGCACGCGGGATTGAGAACCGTCAGAAGGTGATGGAACGTCGCGTGAAGCAGAGCTTCAATCGCATGTCCTCACAGATCGCGCCGAGCCTGACCGCCATCGCCGCGACGCTGTCTGCACGGGAGATCATCGGCTATGCGGATGCTTGGACGTTGGCAGGGAACAAGGTGGTTGCTTCGGGCACGGCAATTCGAGATCAAGCAGACCTGCTTGACGCGCTTGCTGATACAGCCGTAGATACCAGGTCTGCTTTTGGCGGGACTATCCAGATATTTTCGCGCCTGCAAAGGTCGACTGAAGACCTTGGGAAGAGTCAATCCGAGCTTTTGACGCTTACAGAGACAATCAATAAGGCCTTTATTGTTGGTGGGGCGGCAGCGTCCGAAAGTGCTGCTGGTATTTTGCAGCTCACACAGGGCCTTGCATCTGGGCTTCTGCAGGGTGACGAACTCCGCTCCGTGCGAGAGAATGCGCCGTTGATTGCCAAGGCGATCGCAGATGTTTTTGGTGTCGCGATCGGGGATTTGAAGCGACTGGGCGCAGAGGGGAAAATCACAACAGAGAAGGTTGTGAAGGCGCTCGAATTGCTTGGTCCAAAGGTTGATGCTGCCTTCGCCAAAACGGAGATCACGGTAGGCCAGGCGCTCGATAATCTCGAAACACGGTTCACCCAGTTTGTGGGCCAGTTGTCAGAGAATGGCGCCATGGCCGGGTTGGCCGCGAGTATCGACTTTGTTGCGGACAATCTCGACAATCTTGCCAAGGCGGCGGCTGTCGCTGCCGCGCTGCTTGGCCCGGCTGGATTGGTCGCGGCGGCGGGTGCTGCAAGAACGGCTATTGGAGCGCTGACAGTGGTGGTGCTTGCCAATCCTTTGGGTGCGCTTCTAGCCGTGTTGTCCGCAGCTGCGGCGGCGATCTATCTCTTTGGCGACAGTTCGCGCGAGGCGGCGGTCCGCCAGAAGGAATATAATGATGCACTACGGGTCTCCACAGAGCTAACCGAGGATGTGAAGCAGGGGGCCACGGACATCACGCGGGCCCGCGCGGAAGAGGCGATCGCAACTTTGGAAGCTGCGAAGGCTGAGAAGTGGTTGGCTCTACAGCGGGCAGAAGCCGCCAAGGCCCGTCTTGAGACGGAGGATCCGCCTGCCTTTGAAATGGTGCGGGGCGGGCGCGGTGACCGGCAGACCGTGATTGACCGGTTGGCTGACCGGATCAAAGGTTTGCGGGAGGGTGTGGAGTCCGACTTTGACGCGATTGCGGCACTTGTGCGGAACCTTGATAAGACCTTTGAGGGTACTAGCGGCGCGGGCAATACGCGCACTATCGCTTCCACCAGCAAGGCCTATGAGAATGCGGTGAAGTCGATCACCAAGGCGACTGAAGCTCTGGAAGCTCAGAACAATGTGATCGACCGAAACACGTTCGCCGTGGCGCAAGCGCGTAAGGTAGCTGAACTGCTCAACGCGGCGCGGCGACAGGAGCTAGAGATTACGCCCGCGCTTCGCGCTGAGATTGATCAGTTGGCGACGGCCTACGCTCGCGCGAAATCTGCTGCGGACTTTGAAAAATCTTTTGATCGGATTGATGAGGAAATCCGGGCGCTGCAGCGGGAAGAACGCCAGCTCGGCCTTACCGCTGTTGAAGCAGATAAGCTGAGATTTCGTGAGGATCTGCTCAACGAGGCACGGCGGGCGGGAATTCCACTCACTGCTGCATTGACTGCCCGGATTGATGCGGCTGCTGAGATTTACGGTCGGACGGCTGACAAGGTTGATGTTTCCAGACGGGCTATGGAGAACCAGATTTCCATTGCCGATCAGTTGCGGCAGGGCATGGTAGATATTGGAACATCTACGTTTGGTGGATTAGACAATATTGAGGATGTGGCGGGCCGGCTGTTCAACACGCTGGCGGAACTTACGTTTCAACTCATAGTCATGAAGCCGATTGTTGAGAGCATGTTCGGGGAGTTTGGGACGGGCTTTGGCGGCGGCAGCGGGGGCTTGGGAAGCCTCTTTGCTGGGTTCTTTGCAAATGGCGGCACCATCCCCATGGGTCAGTTTGGCATTGCCGGGGAGAATGGTCCGGAGCCGGTCATTTCGACGCCTTCTGGCGCCAAGGTCATTTCCAACAAGAATATGGGGTCTCTTTCCAGCCCGAGTCTGCGGGCTGGGGGCGGCGATGTTGTCTATAACGATAATCGCGTCACCCATGTAGACGCGCGCCAGAATGATCCAAATCAGGAGCGGCGGCTTGCGTCGATTGTGCGGGACCAAAATCGTTCTTTTGACGGTCGCTCGGCGGCGGCTCAAGTGAAAGCGGTGCTGAATGGTGGTCGTGTCTCAAGGATCGTTAGCTAGATGATTACCTATCCCTTGGCGATGCCGGGCGGTGCAAAATTTAAGACCGCGCTTATTCGACCCCAGAACGTAGTGGGAATGACGCAGGCACCCTTGAGCCTGGTGGAACAGGTGCAGGCATTTGACGGCAATGCCTGGCACATGCAGCTCACTTTACCGGTGATGACTAAGGCGCAGGCACGGAAGTGGCTGGTGTTTTTGGTTTCCCTTCATGGTATCAAAGGAACTTTTCTTGCCAACGATACCTATAATGATGTTCCCAAAGGAGTCATGAGCGGTGCGCCGGTCGTCAACGGATCGGGCAATAAAGGGTATGAATTGCCGATCCGGGGCATGGATAATGGTCTGACACAAGCGATCGCAGAAGGCGACTTTGTACAGGTCGGTACCGGCATAGATGCAACACTTCATATGGCCCTTGGGAACCTGGATAGTGACGGGTCGGGTGAAGGTGTGCTGGACATCTGGCCGCGTCTGCGCAACGAGCCTGATGACGGTGTGCAGATTATCACGGCTTCGCCGCGCGGACTTTTCCGGTTGGCGACGAACAATGAGGACTGGCGCCGCAATCTTGGCCTTTTTGAAATAACGATAAACTGTGTTGAGGCGGTTCGGTGACAGGGGACGTATCGCCGGGCACCGCCGATGCGGTTGATGAGTCAGTTGTTTATCCGATCGTCTTTCTTGAGATGGATTTTCTTTCTGCGCCGTTCCGTTTTTGCACTCAGGTGGGGACGGTCCATTGGGACGGCAAACTCTGGGTCGGTGCGGGACAGATGCTCGCCATAGACGGGATCAACCAGACCACGGATGGTGGTAAGGCGGTTTCGACCTTCACGCTTTCCGGCATCGCGGTAGATCTCATTGCAGCGATTTATTCTGAGAAATGGCACGGGCGGCGTGCCAAGAGCTGGTTTGGGACCCTTGACACGGGCTTCAATCTCACCGGAGAGCCCCACCGGATTGTTGGCGGGATCATGAATGTCATTCGTGATGAACCTGGCCGCGAGACTTCTGTGTTTGAACTTGAGGTGCGGACTGGGGCGTATAAATACCGCATTGCGAAACCGTGGAAGCAGAGCAATGAGCATCAGCGAACACTTTATCCCAACGACACTTCTGGCCGATGGATAGCAAATGAACGCAAAGTACGCTTCGGCACTTAGGCCCGCGGACTGGTCGGCTCGGCTGGTTGATTATATCGAACAGGTCCGGCACATAGATTTTGTTTGGGGTGAGAACGATTGCGCGCTGATGGCTTCCGCCTGGGTCGAGGAGCTGATCGGCCACGATCCGGCGTCTGATTTTCGGGGGAGGTACACGACCGAGATGGGTGCCATTCGGGCGCTCAAGAGGTATGGAACAGGCACGCTTCTATCGACCTTTGAAGGCATTGTGGGTCCCGTTTGTGCGCCAGCTCAGGTCCGGCGCGGCGATATTGTTGGTTTGGTCACAGAGCAGGGTGAGGCGCTTGGGATCTGCGTCGGCGCTATGGCGGCAACAACCGGACCGACCGGTTTTAATCTGATGCGGCTTCTCTCTGCGGAGTGTGGTTGGAAGATCGGTAGCTAGATGGCGGCTGTTGTTGGGTTTGTCGCTGCTGGGGCTGCGGCCTTCATTGGTGGGTCTCAGGTCATTGGCGGCATTATTGCCAGTGTAGCATTGTCGGCAGTTGGCTCGATCTTTGCGAAGAAGCCGCAAGAGGCTAGCTTTCTTGGCGCGGGTCTCGACATCACTCAAGTGTCGACAGAGGCGCCGGAGCGAGTGGCCTTGGGCGCGGCCCGCCATGCAGGAACCCGGTGGTATGCAGGTGACACGGAGAATGGCGGTTGGGCGCATTTTGTCATTGTCTATGCGTGTCACCCGATCGACGGGTTTGGCGATCTATATGCCGGGGACGAGAAAGTGGAATTGGAGGTCGGTGGCGCGGCAACGGGTAAATATGCTGGGTTTCTCTGGGTCTATGATCATTTGGGTGAGCATGACCAAGTCGTCGACCCGGAGCTTTTTGCGTCTGTGCCCGAAATTCTTGAGACGGACCGTTTTCAGGGCAAGGCCTATCGTTATCTCAAGATGAAGTGGAACGCTGATCTCTACCAGAACATGCCTGAGTGGCGATCTGTCGTTCGGGGCGCTAAAAGTTGGGACTGGACTGACCCTGCCCAGGATGCCAACGATCCGAACACTTGGACATTCTCGACCAATGCGGCGCGCAATATCGCGCACTTCTATCGGGGTATTCCAATCAAGGACGGCAGTGGAACACTTCGCCGCCTTTATGGGCTCAACCTGGAAGATGATGAAATCAACTGGGATGAGCTGACAGCTGCGCTGCATATAAGTGACGAAGACCGGGCCACATCAACAGGCACTCAGAAGAATTACGAAATCAACGGCGTCTACGATGTTGCCGCCGATAATGACGCGACGCTCGAGGCTCTGTTAACCGCTTGCGACGGCAGTAAGACG